AACAGTACCTGAAATATCTAAAAGCAATGTTCGCAGCTTAGCACATTTTCTGGTTGGTCCAAAGCAGGCGTTGCGCGGCCTTGCGAACGCTGGGGTGAGGTGATGTGAACCTATTTAAGTCAAATTCTGTTTCATCAGATCGAACAGCGGCCCCAAGCGCCGCATAGATCAAGGAGAAATGGATGTTTGACTTTTTAAAACGTGGTGCTGCCGAGGATGGCGCGACCGAAGTAAAAGCTTCGGCCACGGGAAAGGTTTTGGGACTGGGTGCAGGGCGGGCCATTTGGTCATCGCGCGATACGGCTTCGCTGACCAAGGGGGGCTTTACCCGCAATCCGGTTGGATTTCGTGCGGTCAAACTGATTGCAGAAGCCGCTGCAGCTCTTCCTCTGATCCTGCAAGACGCTGAACGCCGCTACGAAGATCACCCCGTGAATAAACTGCTATTGCGCCCAAATGGTTCACAGGGTCGCGCGGAGCTGTTCGAGGCGCTGTACGGGTATCTGTTATTGTCGGGTGACGCCTATATCGAGGCGGTCGGTGACGGTTCTTTGCCACTTGAAATGCATGCTTTGCGTCCTGAACGGATGCAGGTGGTTCCAGGTGCTGATGGTTGGCCAATTGCCTACGACTATGTTGTTGGCGGACGCAAACATCGGTTCAACGTGGGCGAGGCTGCCAATCCGATTTGTCATATCAAATCCTTTCATCCCCAAGACGACCATTATGGGTTTTCTCCCTTAGAAGCGGCTGCTTCGGCTGTGGATGTGCATAACGCGGCATCGAACTGGTCCAAGGCATTGTTGGACAATGCGGCGCGTCCGTCTGGGGCGATTGTCTACAAAGGCGTGGATGGACAGGGCAGTTTGTCCGCTGATCAATACGATCGTTTGCTGCATGAAATGGAATCCATGCATCAAGGTGCGCGTAATGCCGGCCGGCCCATGTTGCTAGAGGGTGGTTTGGATTGGAAGCCAATGGGGTTCAGCCCATCCGATATGGAATTCCAAAAAACCAAAGAGGCCGCCGCGCGCGAAATCGCGATCGCATTTGGCGTACCGCCGATGTTGTTGGGCATTCCAGGCGACGCGACCTATGCCAATTATCAAGAGGCCAATCGCGCATTCTATCGTCTGACCGTTCTGCCATTGGCAACGCGGGTGACAAACGTGGTTGCGCATTGGTTGGCTGAATTTACGGGTGAACCGTTTGTTTTGCGCCCAGACCTGGATCAGATCCCAGCGCTATCCGCAGAACGTGATGCCACATGGCGCCGTATCAGCGAGGCATCTTTTCTAAGTGCAGCCGAGAAACGCGCGCTGTTGGGGCTTCCGCCGACCGAGGTGGGTGATGACCGCTAAGGTTTTGGATTTCACAGCCAAGCGTCCGGGGAATGATTTCTGGAATGCACAATTAGAGATGCGATTGGGCCGGATCGAGTCTGTCGTTTCGCGTGTGCGTCTACAGATTTGGATTTTGATCGGTAGCTGCGCAGCGATGACTGTGATGGATGGTTTGCGAATAATGTATGAAGGTTCGATATGAATTTAGAACATAAGTTCAGTAAGTTGGGTGGCGATGTGAAAGTCACCAATGGCCACGAAATTGAAGGCTACGCGTCCTATTTCGGTGCAGTTGATCAAGGTAACGATGTGGTCGAACGCGGTGCATATGCGACATCCTTGTCAAAGCTGAATGACAAGGGCGACAAGGTGAAAATGCTATGGCAGCATGATCCGTCGCAGCCCATCGGCATATGGGATGAGGTCCGCGAAACAGAGCGCGGTTTGTGGGTCAAAGGGCGCATTTTAGCAGACGTAGAAAAGGGACGCGAAGCCATCGCCCTGATCGAAGCGGGCGCAATTGACGGCCTGTCGATTGGCTACCGCACTGTCAAATCCACGAAAAACGCCCAAGGCCAACGGATCCTGGCGGAGTTGGAGCTGTGGGAGGTTTCCCTTGTCACGTTTCCTATGCTGCCTCAGGCGCGGGTTGGTGCGAAAAGCGACACATCAATCGATGCAGAACTGCGCGAATTGGCTGCGGTGCTGAAGGACGCAACCAGTCTGATAGCGTCCGCTAAAGCTTAACCTTCATTCACAAAGGAAAATCAAATGGATGCACCTCAGGCGCTGTCTGGGGCCGGAGAAGATCTGTCTTCGGTCAATGATCTGAAATCAGCGGTTGCTGATTTTGTAAGCGAATTCAAACACTTTTCAAACGGCATTGATGCCAAATTCAAAAAACAGGAAAACCGTATGACCCTAATGGACCGTAAATCGATGACTACTGCTCGCCCCGTTTTGGCTGGGGCAGCGGCGAGCGATGTTCCTCATCAAAAAGCGTTTGGCGCATATCTGCGTTCGGGTGACGACGATGGTTTGCGTGATTTGCCGCTAGAAGGAAAAGCGATGTCCGCAGCAGTTGCGGCGGACGGCGGATATCTGGTTGATCCTCAGACCTCCGATACCATTAAATCCGCACTGAATTCCATGGCATCGATCCGTGCAATTGCATCTGTCGTAACGGTCGAAGCGACGTCGTTTGACGTACTGGTCGATCACACCGAAATGGGTTCGGGCTGGGCGAATGAAACCTCGGCGTTGACCGAAACAGACTCGCCGCAAATTGATCGCATTACGATCCCAGTGAACGAACTGTCTGCGATGCCAAAAATTTCGCAGCGCCTGCTAGACGATAGCGCGTTTGATATCGAAGGTTGGTTGGCTGGCCGTATCTCGGATAAATTTGCACGTTCCGAGGCTGCTGCATTCATCAACGGCGACGGCGCTGACAAGCCGACAGGTTTTTTGACATATCCAACTGTCGATAACGACGTTTGGACCTGGGGCAACCTAGGCTACGTGGTGACAGGTAATGACGGTGCGATTGATGACGGCGATTCAATCATTGAATTGGTCTATTCCTTGGGTGCTGAATACCGCGCGAATGCGACGTTTGTCATGAATTCGAAAACTGCTGGTGCTGTGCGCAAGCTCAAAGATGCCGATGGTCGTTTCCTATGGGCAGATGGTCTGGCCGCTGGCGAACCTGCACGTCTGATGGGCTATCCAGTTCTGATCGCTGAAGATATGCCAGACATCAGTTCGAACGCGACCGCAGTTGCATTCGGTGATTTTGCCAATGGTTACACCATTGCAGAACGCCCTGATGTGCGCGTCCTCCGCGATCCATTCTCGGCCAAGCCGCATGTTCTATTTTACGCGACCAAACGTGTTGGCGGCGCGGTGAGCGATTTCAAAGCAATCAAACTGCTGAAATTCGGCACTGCCTAAGGGCTGTCGTTAGGGGCGGCGTTAGCCGCCCTGTATCGGACGCGCACGGGGCACCTGTTGCTATCTAGTATTTTCCCTCCGCCCGAGCGGCAACAGGGTGCGCGTCCGGTTTTAGGCGGGGATATGGCCGGAAATCGGAGAAATTTGATGATGTTAATCGAGGAAACCACGGTGCCACAGTCGGCGCTACCGGTGGCGGAGCTGAAGGATCACCTGCGACTGGGGTCCGGTTTCGCCGATGACGGTTTGCAAGACGGAATACTAGAAACCTGTTTGCGTGCGGCGATGGCCGCGATTGAGGCACGTACCGGCAAAATCTTGATCGAGCGCGAATTTAGCTGGACGGTTCGCTCTTGGCGACAGGGTGACGAACAATCGCTGCCAGTCGCGCCGGTTAACGTGGTCTCAGCAATTAACCTTATCGATCACCACGGAAATGCGCGCGCAATCAACGAGGGCTGGACCTTTGTGCCTTCGCTACAGCGTCCGGTTATCGTGGCAACAGGATCGATGCTGCCACAAATCGCAGTTCATGGATCTGCAAAGGTGCATTTTCTGGCTGGGTTTGGACCTGAATGGTCAGATGTTCCTGCAGATTTAGGCCAGGCCACAATGATGCTGGCAGCGCATTTTTATGATTTTCGGCATGGCGAGGCATCCGGCACGGACATGATGCCGCCTTCGGTTGCGGTAACCCTAGAACGTCATCGCATGGTGCGGATCGGAGGCGGTCTATGAAAGCCCCGATATTGAACCGCGCGTTGATTTTGGAAACTCCTGATCGCATTCCAGACGGGGCCGGCGGTTTTAAAACGATATGGACAGCACTTGGGCTGCATTGGGCGCATGTGGATGCGCGATCAGCGGGCCAGATTACCGGTGCGGCTAGTGCTGTGTCGCGGGTGAAGATGCGAATTACTGTTCGCGCGGCCCCGATGGGAGCGGCGTCGCGACCTAAACCAGAACAACGGTTCCGTGAAGGTAGCCGTATTTTTCAGATCGAAGCTGTCAGTGATGCTGACAGTGATGGGCGCTACCTGATTTGCTATGTATCCGAAGAGGTGTCGGTATGAGCTATGCAATGAGTTCTGCGCTTCAAGCCTCTGTTTACAATGCGTTAATATCGGATGTGGGTGTGAATGACTTGGTTGCCGGCGCGATTTACGATGCCCTGCCAACAGGTGTTTTACCGTCGCTGTATTTAACGTTGGGGCCGGAAAAAGTCGTCGATTTGTCAGATCAAACAGGTCACGGCGCCCGTCACGAATTCACCATTTCCATAGTCAGCCAAAGCGCAGGATTCGCCTCTGCCAAAAACGTGGCGGGGGCGGTTTGTGATGCTTTGGTTGATGCTGATCTGCCGTTATCGCGCGGTCGTTTGATCGCATTGAATTTTCGAAGTGCGAAAGCGGCGCGAATTGATAGCGGGTCGGCGCGACAGATCATTTTGACCTTTCGCGCATTCGTCGAAGACAACTGATTACCCTGAATAAGGAGCAAACCCATGGCTGCCCAAAACGGCAAAGACCTTTTGATTAAAATGGATATGACCGGCGATGGCCTGTTTGAAACGGTTGCTGGACTGCGTGCTACACGGATCAGTTTTAATGCTGAAACCGTAGATGTCACCAGCATGGAAAGCGCCGGTGGATGGCGTGAACTACTTGGCGGATCGGGCGTGAAATCGGCTTCGATCTCTGGCTCTGGCGTTTTCAAAGATGACGCAACTGATGAACGCGCGCGGCAGATTTTCTTTGACGGGATCACGCCTGAGTTTCAGGTAATCATTCCCGATTTTGGCACTGTCCAAGGCGCGTTTCAGATCACCTCAATCGAATACGCAGGCAGCCACAATGGTGAAGCGACGTATGAAATGTCATTGGCTTCGGCTGGTGCCCTGACATTCGTGGCTGCGTAATGACGAACCCTTATGCCGGAGAGGTTTGTCTAACGGTCGATGGGCAGCCGATGGTTTGCAAATTGACCTTGGGCGCATTGGCGGAATTGGAACAGAACCTGAAAGTTGGGTCCTTGATGGACCTTATCAAAAGGTTCGAAGCGGCTGAGTTTACATCTTCGGATGTCCTAGCGTTATGCGTTGCTGGACTGCGCGGTGGTGGCTGGCGCGGAACGGTTGATGACCTGTTCTGCGCAGAGATCGAAGATGGCCCCGTAGGTGCAGCGCGCGCCGCTGCTGAAATGTTGGCCCGCGCTTTTTCTCCGCCTGAATAGCATGGATTGGGCGGGGCTGATGAGGGCGGGATTTCGTGGGCTTGGCTTAAAACCAGCCGAGTTTTGGAACCTGACCCCAGTGGAATTGATGCTGATGTTGGGCGTCGACGCCGCCACCCCGTCAATGGGCAGAGCCCGTCTGATGGAATTGGCAGCACGTTTTCCTGACACAACAAACAGAGGATAGCATGGCGGATATTGAACAATTGGATGACCTGGAAAACGGTCTGGATGCCATCGAAAAAAGCCTGTCAGATACGACATCAATGGCATCCGCTTTTGAAGCGCAATTGCGTCTGACGCGGTCGACTTTGTCCGATACGGCGCGCGATTTGGGCAAGCTGGAAACGGGGTTTTCGTCGGGCTTACGCAAGGCATTTGATGGTTTGGCATTCAATGGGATGAAGCTGTCGGATGCTTTGACGTCGCTTGCTCAGTCGATGTCGAACACAGTTTATAACGCCGCTATGAAGCCTGTGACGGACCAGTTGGGCACGCTGATGGCGGATGGTCTGAACGCGCTCGTATCTGGGTCCGTGCCGTTCGCTAATGGTGGTGCCTTTTCCCAAGGGCGCGTCATGCCATTCGCCAAGGGCGGTGTTGTGTCTAGCCCCGTGACGTTTCCCATGCGCGGTGCAACGGGCCTGATGGGCGAAGCAGGTCCAGAGGCCATCATGCCACTAACGCGCGGCAGTGACGGCCGCCTAGGTGTTGCCGCCCAAGGTGGCGGAAACGTCAATGTCACGATGAATATTTCGACCCCGAACGTCGAAGGTTTCCAAAAAAGCCAAACCCAGATTGCAGCGCAGCTGTCGCGCGCAATGGGCCGCGCCAATCGCAATCGATAAGAGGTAAATATGAGCTTTCATGAGGTACGCTTTCCGGCGGCTTTGTCGTTCGGTTCTGTTGGTGGTCCCGAACGTCGAACTGAAATTGTCACCCTGTCGAACGGTTTCGAAGAACGAAATAGCCCATGGGCGCATTCGCGTCGTCGGTATGACGCGGGGATCGGGCTGCGATCCTTGGACGACGTGGAGCAGATGATCGCGTTTTTCGAGGCGCGTCAGGGGCAGCTGCATGGGTTCCGATGGAAAGACTGGGCAGACTATAAATCGTGCTTGCCGTCCGCTGACATCACGGGAATGGATCAGTTCATTGGAACTGGGGACGAGGTCACAACTGATTTTCAGTTGGTAAAGGCGTACACCTCTGGCGATGCGGTCTATTCGCGACCAATCCGCAAACCTGTGCGTGGTCGTGTTCAGGTAACGATATCTGGTGATGATGTTCAGGAAAGTGTAGATTATTCAGTGGATTACTCGACAGGTTTGATTCAGTTTTTCCATGCGCCAGACATTGGTTCTGAAATCCGCGCGGGGTTTGAATTTGATGTGCCGGTTCGGTTTGACACAGACGTCATCCAGACCTCGGTTGCCAACTTTAACGCAGGCGAAGTCCCAGACGTGCCCGTGATCGAGGTGCGCCTATGACTTTGGCCGATCATCTGAAAACGGGCGCAACGACTGTGTGTCGCTGTTGGGCCGTGACACGCAACGACGGTGTTGAATTGGGTTTCACCGATCATGACACCGATATCGAATTTGATACGATCCAGTTTCGCGCAGATAGCGGGATGACGGCAAAGGAGGTCGAACAATCGGCTGGTTTGTCTGTCGATAACTCTGAGGCTATCGGAGTGCTGTCGCATAACGCTATTTCCGAAACCGATATCGACCAAGGCCTGTTTGACGGGGCGATCGTGCGATATTGGCTGGTCAATTGGTCAAATGTCACAGAACGAGAATTACGTTTCCGTGGTGAGATCGGGGAAATTCGCAGAACCAGCGGCGCGTTTACTGCAGAGCTACGCGGTTTGGCCGAAGCGCTGAATAAACCAAATGGACGTGTTTTTCAGCGCGGTTGCCGTGCCGTTTTGGGCGATGCCGAATGCCAATTCGATACGTCGTTGGCCGAATTTTGTTTCGTTGGCGTGCCGCTTTTCACTACGGATAACCGTATATTTGAATTTGATGATCTCGCTGGCTATTCCGCCGGTTGGTTTACCAAGGGCACGCTATCAATTGATGGCGCCGCGATCGGTGTGAAACCAGCGCTGATCAAAAATCACCATGTTTTGGAAAACGGTCATCACGAGGTCGAGTTGTGGCAGCCGCTAAAACCTGAACCGTCCGAGGGCGTTCAGTTAAAGCTGGTTGCTGGCTGCGATAAAAGAATGAAAACCTGCCTACAAAAATTCGACAATCTTCTGAATTTTCGCGGTTTTCCAGACATTCCAGGTGAAGACTGGCTGGTTTCAACACCAATTCGTTCGTCTCAAAATGATGGGGGGAGCTTGCGATGATGCCAATCGTTCATGCTGCGCGCCGCTGGATTGGTACCCCTTATCGACATCAATCATCCTGTCTTGGTGCGGGGTGCGACTGTCTAGGTTTGATCTTAGGCGTCTGGACCGAAGTCGTCGGCGATATTCCTGAAACGTTACCAGCCTACAGTCCAGATTGGTCAGAACCCCAAAACAGCGAAACCCTGTTTGATGCGGCGCTCCGACATTTCGAAATCAAACCGGTTGCAAATGCAGAGGCCGGCGATCTTTTGCTGTTCCGGATGCGCGATGGGGCGGTTGCGAAACATTTGGGCATTCAGTCCCGAATTGGCTCAAACGCCAGTTTTATTCACTCATATTCGGGTCACGGCGTTGTCGAAAGCCGCCTGACCGATCCGTGGGCGCGCCGAATTGTTGCGCGTTTCAAATTCCCAATAAAGGTAACCTAA